TGCCTGAAACCAGTTCCCCTTGGCATCTGCCTTGAGAACCTCTATTTGCGCCAGAGCGAGCTCCTGAGCGTGTTTCTCGGCCATTGTGCTTAACTTAAATGCCAACTCCTGTTTGGTGTCAGCGTCAGGAATAAACTTGTCCAGTATGCCGGACACTGCGGGGATTAATGCTTGGATCATTCTACAAACTCCAATATTTCGCCGTTTTTTTGTATTTTTACCGTAAACTGTTTGCAGGACCACTTCTGGTCAAAGTTGTTTGTGTGGCCCACGTTTCGTTTAATCTTGCGCCGGACAGACAGGCACTCAGACAAAGACTGGTACGGGGTGTACTCAATTTTTTTGTCTGAAATCATCAGCAACAAGACGAATGTTTCAATGATTGCCATTTCGCAGTTTCTCTATGTTCTGTTCAAGATTGCTGATTCGCTTTTCATAAAACTCTAACGTCAGTTTTTGTTGCTGGTCATACGGGGCTTTGCCTGATTCGATATCTGTCTGTAGTTTCTCTAGTTCACTGGCAATATGCTCAATCAACATAAACTGCTCAGAATCAGTGGTTGTCTGTTCAGATTTTTTTAATAAGTCAGCACTCATTAATTCTCTAGAGGTCTCTAACGTGTTTAGCCTTTCTATCAGACCAAAGTAGGCCCACGTTGCCAGACTAGCCGCCGCTACCATACTAATGATATTTCTTAGCGGTAGTGCTACTTCAGTGTTTTCACTGACCCTTGGCATTACCCACTTTTTCCGAGCCAGACTGCAAAGGCACCTGTAAGGGCCCCAACAACTACCGACACAAAGCCACTGGCCTCCACGGTCCTGCTGGCCGCGTCAAGGTCATACATATACCAGTCCACGGTTCTGTAACTCATCACAATTATAGCTAAGAAAGCCAGTCGCGGGATTATCTTCCATTCGTCTAATACAGTTGCCATTTTCCTGTCCTCATTTGTTCTGCCAGTTCTGTTGCCCGCCCTTTGACCTGCTTGGCCCAGCGCGAATCAAGCATCTCTGCGGCGGCTGTTGCGTAGTTCTGGGCTTTGAGTGCCTCGTGCATTGCCACAAATTTATTAAACCGTGGCTGGCCCAGATTAAACAGCATATTTACGATAACAGCTTTTCGCACGTCATCAAGACTGTCATACCAACTATAAGACTTTGCCGCGTCCATAAACGCAACAAGGTCATTCATCAGCAACATTTCAGCTTCTGATTCGCTTATACCACCCTTTATCTCTGGGTCAATCAGTCTGCCGTAACCTATGGTCAGGTAGCCCAGATGGTCCTCATAGGGCTCATGCTTGCCATTTTTCATGACATTGCCTTCATGACGCTTTATTTGCTTAATTAGCTTGTCTGTGTTGTCATCCATCACACGGCCTCATCAAACTCGCCCTGCATCAATTTAGACGCTGTTACGCCCAGATTATACATGGCCTCTGTCAGTTCATTATCGCTGGCCTTACCCCGCTGTGACATAAACACTTCTATAGCCTCACCTGACCTTGGGCAGAAACTAACTGTTACGGCCATTCCGGCCCCCACATTTGTAGTGATGCACGGTCTGCGATTAGGAACTTGTCTCATTGATTATCTCCACTGCTTTTGCCCAGCTATCTGATTCGAGGTCTGGGTCATTAAAAAATGATATAGGTTTTGTGTACTTCTTTGCCCGCACAGAAGTCACTGGCTGATACCAGACGGCCCTCTGCTCAGAAGCTACGCAGGCTAGAATATCATAGTCCTTAAGCGTGGGCATCCGTTTATTGCCACCAATCCCTGTTTGGAAGTGCACTCTGTGTTTGTGACCTTTCCCCTGCCGTGAGGCTTGGCAGGCTTTGACCTGTATGCGGAGGGTCTGTGCTGATTCGGGGTGCCACGCTATCAGGTCCACGGCATCCTGTTGCGCTAAAGAAACACGCCAACCCCTTTGGAGGATTGACGCGGCGGCAATATATTCACCAGCAAGGCCGGAGGCTGTCTGACTAATTATTCCGTCAGCGATAAAATTCCTGCTCAGTGTCATCATGTTTGTGTACGGCTTTTTCTAATAAAAATATAGCAAGTTGAATCTGCTCTTTAGCCGTCATCTTCTTTTTATGTGAAAACCCGACATTCGGAACTGTCACCAGTATACCGTCATCGTATGGTTCTAGCAAAATAATTGGCTCTGGTTCGTCTCGGATCATTCAACATTTTCCTCATCAAAACAGCGTGTTGACTGTGGGGGTAAGACAGGTGGGAGATAATCACCCAGCCTGCCTTTTCATATTTTTTTATGTCATCGTGCGTGACATACCGCAGGGTCATGCGCTCAGACACCGCTCAACTTCCCTAAGGTGACGGTTGACTTTTGAGCGGCCCCTGCCCCGCTTGTCGAGTTTTTTGACCGCATAGTAAACGGTAGTGTGGTCGCGCCCAAATGCCCTGCCCACTTCTGGATAGCTACAACCCAGCAGTCTGACGGACAGGTACATTGCAATGTGCCGCTCGTCTGAGTTATAACGCCGTTTGGACAACAGTTCTGCCACTGACACTCCTGTGACCTCGCTGGTGATTCGGATGACCTTTTCAATGCGCTGGTCATAGTGCATCAAACGGGACGGTTTCACCTCGCCTCCGAAGATTTTCAAAATAATTTTCTCTAAGACACTCATCTGAACAAAAAACCTCCTTTAGTCCATTCGTGACGCCTGCAATCCGCCAGTTAAAAGGTTTCTTGCAAAAGGAGCAGGTGTCATACCTGTCAGCAGGCACAGCCTGATCCTTTTGCTTCTTTTTCTTGCGGTCATACCAAGCCATAATTAAAACGGGATGTTGTCATCCATATCGTCTGACTTATTCCCGCCTTCTTCTTTCGGGTTCTGAAAATCAATCTCATTTACCCGCAGTTCCAGAGACAGCTTTTCAGCCCCCTCCTTGTCAGTGTAGGCCCGCTGTGACAACTGACCAACAACAGTGGCAGATGTACCCTTCTTCAGATACTGAGCCAATGTTTCAGCCCGCTTGCCCCAGACAGCACAGTTGACCCAGAGCGTTGACTTTTTATCGCCATAACCCACATCACTGGCCAATGAAAAATTGAGAACAGTATTGTCTCCCAATTCTTTCTTTTCTGAGTCTCTCCCCAGACGGCCCACAAAAGTACAGACGTTCATTTCAATAGCTCCTTTTTCTTTTCACTGAACAAGTCTCTGTTCTCGCTAGACAACCCCAATTCGACCCTCTTATACAATGCCTTGAGGGCCTCTATGTCGGGGCACATAGCTATCTCATCAGCGAGTGATAGCTGTTTTAAATTACCAGAGGGAACCGCACCAGTTACGGTTTTGTCATCGTGAGAACTATATATTGTTGATGCAGTCCCCTCATTTGCCTTTACCCCAGAGTTGTCTGGTCCAGCAAAGCTCTGCGGCAAATCCTCGCCGCTGTATAAGTGTATGCCCAGCCCCGTAGCCATGCTGATGGCTTTAGCCATGCACCGTTGCAGTGAGGCGTTAACCTCGAAGCTGTTGGGCTTTTGAACGGGCCTGTTGGCATGGTTCAGCACGGGCATAATTTCTGTAGCCGCCGCAACATCCTTGCCCAGCGTGACAGTCACCTGCACATAGGCAAACCCAGCAGGGTCCACCATGTAAGGCAAGAAAGTCCCATCTGGCTGTTTGAATATATGTTTAGTGACCATTGCATCTGGCACATGGTCCTTCAACAGCCGAAGGGCGTGGGACCATGACAGGTAAGTAAAGCCGTTCTTTTTCTCGACCAGCTTACGTGTGTCAATCTGCGACATGGTTTTCCAGATATTCATTAGTCACCCCTCTGTTCAAGAACCAAAATAATTTCCCAGAAAGTAGCATTTCCTTTACCGCAACCTAATTCACTTGTTACCTCTGACTGCAACATAGTTACAGCCTGTATAGGCGCATTTGAGTTTAAGACTTTTTTCCCCTTGATTGTTTCACCTGTGGCCCCATTCAACACTGAATAAGAGGCAACATATTTTTCATAACCACTCATAGTTTCCATAACTCCTTTGCTTCCTCTATGTAATCATCGTCCCAATAAAACGGGTGCTGAAAGTCTGGGTCCAAAACACCCGCCAAAACTTTTGGGTCAGTTGAAACTTGCAACAGGTTCTGCCTGCGAATCGCACGGGCCCGCATCTCCTCGACATAATGAGCCATGCGCTCAGGCTGTAGCTCCTCACAGTTGTCAGGGCCAAACAGAACAGCGTCAGTGCCGGATACATACGCAATGTGTGGGGTCAATCCCGTGGCAAGCTGATAAATAGCGACTTGGCATAGGTGCTCAAATTGTGGCTTTTCTGGGATGGACGCCTTGGTCCAGCCTCTGGTGCCGTCCTTTTTTACAGCACCCATGCGCGGGGCTTTTGTCTTTACCTCGCAGAACGCTGTGGGGGAGCAGAGGTCTATGAACCCCAGTATTGGCAGATCTACCCCCGCCAGAGATACCTCGACCTTCTGCTCCTCCTGAGCACCCCCGAACTGGTCTGCTAAGAGGTCAACACCGTTTTCTATAGCAACGGGTATCAACTCCCTAAACTTTTCTTTCTTTTCGTCCGGCTCCGAATCAGGAGCGTCATGGAAGTCATAGGACATAAGTGCGCTGTCAATGGCCTCATCGAGTGAGGAGCCTATAGTCAGCATAGCCTGTATACCGCCGTGGACCGCCGTGCCAAATGCCGCGTTCCATCCAACCTTTATGGCTCTGCGCTGTTTGCGGTTCAAATAAATATATTGGAACATCCATATAGCCATTGGCCGTAGCAACTGACTTGGACTGTAATGTGTGAGTTCTTCTTGCATAAACCCTGACTAATTTTTCTGTTTACAGTTTCCACGTTCTACTTTACTAAGGGTTATACACATTAGTGTCAACAGTTAAATAGGAGTTATGGGTGACGTTAGCGGAATGGTTAGTACACAAGGGATTGCGGCAGGCAGACCTTGCAAGGGACATGAAGGTGACACAGCCGACTGTCCATAATTGGATCTATGGCAAGCGGCCTCCGAGCGGCTTGCACATGATACAGATTCATAAAATGTCGGCTGGTAAGGTTGGGCTAAAAGACTGGGCGGAGGTGTTTGCTGGTGAGTGACCCCTGCGACCTGCCGCCCGATGAGTTCAAGCGTTATTTACAGCGCATGAATGAACGGGTCATTTTCTTTAAGCATTATGAGCAGGCTGATCACGGGCCCAAGCCGACAGGTGACTTTTCGTCTTCTGTACGCATGGCTTATCAGCGGCGCAAATCAAACTACAGAAAGGGGCAGAATGATGACAGGTAAATTGATTCGGGAGGACTGGGAGAAGTCGGTCAAGGAAAACCGGCGCATACAGCAGGAGTGGAGCGACCAACTGCCAGACGGGTGTTTTGTGGACGTTGACATCAAAGAGAACCTGACAGGCAAGCCAAAAAGGCCCGACCATGTGCCTAAGCCAAGGGGGTCTACTCTTGGATAACCGCGAGAAAGATGACTTTTACCCCACGCCGATCTCGGCAATGATTCCGTTCTTTAGTCAGGAAACATTTGACGGACCAGTGTGGGAGCCCGCCTGTGGCGAGGGGGATATGAGCCAGATGCTGGACACTTTCGGCAATGAGGTTGTGTCAACAGATTTAGTTGACAGAGGATATGGCAAGACGGGCATTGATTTCCTTATGGAAACAAAGTTGCTGGCTCCGAACATAGTCACCAACCCGCCGTACAAACTTGCTCAGGAATTTATACAGAAGGCCATCGACCTTGGGGCGCAGAAGCATTGCTGGCTTTTGCGCCTTGCTTTTTTGGAAGGTGTCAAGCGGTTTAACGAGCTGTATGCTTACAACCCGCCAGCGCGGATTTATGTTTTTAGCAAGCGTCAGACCATGATTCGGGGGGACCATGACGAGGCTTGGTACGGCTCAGGAAAGATGGCCTTTATGTGGGCTGTATGGATAAAGGACTTCAAGGGCACAACAGAACTGGAGTGGATATAGCATGGCGAATCGGCAGAAAGAAAAGGGTTCTCGCTTTGAGCGGGAGATTGTTGAACTGGCCAGACTGCGCGACTTGGAAGCGTATAGGGTGCCGCTTTCTGGGTCTGCTGAGGGCTTCAAAAATGATGTTATTATCAAGAAGGGGCGGGAGACTTGGGAGGTTGAGGCAAAGAAGCGGGCTGACGGGTTTAAGTTTTTATATCAGCACATTGAAGGGGCTGATGTTCTGGTCGTTGGGGCGGACCGTAAAAAGCCCTTGGCCGTGGTTGACCTCGGCGATTT